CCCGCACCGTATTCGGCTCTGGGATAGTTGACATTCTCGATTACCGAAGCGCAAACAAGAACACCAGCGTGCTGTTCAGTTCTGGCGAAGTCGGTACTGATGCTACCCACTATGTCACAATGGGGACTGGAGTCTGGGATAGCACGGCTGCCGTCACTTCAGTTCTGCTGTATCCAGCAAATGGATCAGCAGGTTTCATACGGGGTTCCGAGTTCACCCTCTACGGATTGAATAGTTCCTGATGGCTGCAATGACTGTTATTGACCACACGGAGATTGGCGCTGGCGGTACCGCCTATTGGGAGGAAACGAGCATCCCGACGGACGGCACCTACGACCATCTGCTTATCAGGGCGTCGCTGCGTGGCGAATATGCAGGCAGGTATTACGTTTCAATGTCGCTCACCGTCAACAGCATCACCAGCGCCGTGTATTCCACCACATCTGTGTATGCGTCCAGCGGAACTCCGACTAATACCCGCGAGGCAGCACGAGCGCAGATGGTCAATGTTGAGTGGCCTGCAAACGATGCCCTCGCTGACACGTTTGGTCCTGTGGAGATTTTGATTCCCCACTACGCCAACACGGCGAACTTCAAGCCGTTTATCATGAAGTTTGGATCGCCCAACAACGCCACGGACAGTCAGTGGCTTACTGGAATGACAGCGGGGCTGTACAACCAGACGACAGCGATCTCGTCTATCAAGATCGCATCGGGCTACGCCGACGACTTCGAGCAGTATTCAACTTTCACCCTCTATGGGATCACAGGAGCATAGTTATGGCTAGACAGAAGGTCGTCAACGGGGTTTACTCCGACTTGACGGCAGAAGAAGAAGCGGAACTGGACGCTCAGGCTGAGGCTGCCGATCTAAACATGGGCAATATTAGGAGTCAACGTAACAGCATGTTGCGTGGCTCCGACTGGACACAGATCGGTGACGCGGTGCTTGGTGACCATACTGCTGAGGACTGGGCAACGTATCGCCAGTCTTTGCGGGATCTACCACAGACGTACACTCGCGTGTCCGAAGTGGTGTGGCCCACACCGCCTGAGTAATGAACACTCCTACCGACATCCGCCAGGTAAAGATCCCGACCATAGCGGTCGGCCTGATCTTGTCTGTAGCGGTGATCGCTGGGACTATTACCTGGTCGTCGGCCCGCACGGTGGCCCGTATCGACCGCCTGGAGGAATCCGTTGAAGCGATTGAAGATTCAATGGATCTACATGCTTACGCGCGAGTGGAAGATGTTTCGGAAGACATTCGGGATCTAGAAACACGGCTGGTGGCGATGGAGGAGTTGTGTAGTCGTGTAGACGCAATGGAGGAACTGGTGGCGGGGGTTGCTACATCGGTGAGTGCGTTATTGATGGAAGCGGAGCAGGATTGGTGGCCTGATGCCGACGATTGAATACAAGCCAACTCACCGGTTTGTTGGGCCGAACGCTACATCTATTGAGTACGAACTTCGTAAGATTCAAGAAAAACTGGACAACTTGGAGGCGCGTGTAGCGGCTCTGGAGTCTCCGTAGGAGAAACATGGGTATCAGGAGATCAGCAGCAGAATACGGGTCTACCGTGGGTGATGAACAGTTGGCGGTAGCCGGAACTGCCGTGTCGCTTGCTTCGGTTCCTGCCACAGCGGTAGCGGCGATGGTGACTAACGGAGCCGAACCCATCAGGGTTCGGTGGGGAACGCCGACAGCCAGCGTAGGCCATTACATCAATCCTTACAGCGTGTTGGATTTGTACCAGGACGATTTGACGGATGTGAAGTTTATTCGGGTGTCGTCGAGTAGCACTATCGATGTCACTTACTTCGGTTAGGAAAGAAGATGCCTTCGCGTATTACTCAACGAATCGATCAAGTCCCGACGGGGGACATTACTGCTGTGACTGCTGGTGTTGCAATCAACGGAGGCGGCACGAGCGGTGCAGTTGTAATAAATGTAACAGTCGAAGACGACGATCTTGTGATTGCCGGCCAGGTCTATAGTTAGCGGGACAGAAGGAACCTATTGTTATGGCGAATACACCAGGAAACGCTCCACCCTCAGTAAACCAGTTGGATGCGTTCATGCAGGCTCGATCGCCGTCGGCGGAGATCGGAAAGTTTAATCAGGATCCGCAGGCTGCCGCTGTAATGCAGTGGTTGGCGACACCGGAGGCGCAGGAGTTTTTGCGCCGGATCGTGACGGAGCAGGGTTTGATGGGTCAAGGGTCGCCTCCTGGCGCACCTGGTCCTGGTGGTCCTGGTTCTGGCGGGGCTCCGTTGCCACTTCCTGGTGGCCCTCCTGGGATGCCAAGCCCTGGTGGCCCTCCCGGCGGTCCCGGCCCTGGTGGTCCTGGTCCTGGTGGCCCTCCTGGTCCTTCTGGGGGCGGTCAAGGCCGACCCCCACGGGGTTTGCCGACACCTATAACCGCACCGGGGATGGGTCCATCGCCGGCACCGGGCGTACCGGGTGGCGAACGGGATCTATCAGATCCAGCATCTTTCGGCCCGCAGGGCGGTCATCCGTTGGCCGGTGTAGGCGGCGCTATCGCCGGCGCTCTTGGTGGTCCTCGACCGGTGTTCGATCCGGGATCGGGCCGACAGTTGCATGTCGACCCGAATACGGTGCGGGGCGCTGGACGACAGTCGTCTGGTCGTGGCCGTGCTGCCGCCATTCAGGCTCTGATAGCAGAGCAGGCTGCTGGCGGCAGAGTCGGTCGCTGACCTTTTACGGTGGCGATTGACTTCAACGTCACGAACCGCTCCAAGGAGTCGGTTGGGCCTTTGACGCCGGCTGGCGTCCAGGGTCGCGCTGCTGGCGCTATTTCGCCGTCCCCGTTGGGGAATGTTCCGAAGTATGCGTCGGTTGCCAAGAGTGGCCGTGATCTGCGTCGCCGTTTGTCGGGGTTGCAGCATCAGCGTGAGGGGTATGGCCGGCAGCGGGCGATGGGTTTGGATGACATGAGTCGCCGGTTTGGGGATCTGCGTCGGCAGATCCCTGGTCAGTTCAATCGGCGCGGCATGTTGGATTCGGGCCAGTTTCAGCGGGGGTTGGGTCGGACGTATACGGATGAGTTGCGTCAGGCTGGCCGCTACGAGATGGGTGTGCAGGGTGCGTTGGATCAGTTGGCTGCTCAAGAATGGGAGGCGGAGCAGGCGTACGCTGGGCAGCGTTTGGGTGGCGTTATGGATGATGCGTCGCGTCGGGCTGTGATGGCTGCACGGATCAGGGGCGCCTGATGCCGGGTCCTCGCGGTCGGATGGCTCCGTCTGTACGAAGCCGTAGCGGCATTATTACGAATGCTGCGACTACGGGGCAGCAGGGACCGCCTAACACGATGTTGGCTGCGGGGGGTGCCGGCGGTGGCACGGGTGCTGGTGCAACGCCTGCTGTGATAGCAGCGCAGCGTCATCCGTCGCGAACTCCTAACCGGCCAGTGGCCGCTCCGACACCGGCAAGAATCGCGGGTCCGATGGCGCAGGCTGCTCCGGCACCGGCAAGGATTGCGGGTCCGATGGCGCAGGCACCTGCGCCCGTTGCGTCCCGTCCCGATCCTGGCGCTTTGGCAGCCGCCAGGTATGAAAGAGCGTGGATGGCGCCTGCTGTAGATCGTCCTGCACCGGGGGTGCTGGACGCAGCGAGGTATGCCAGGGCGGCAGAGGTTTATGCCGATCCGGTTACGGGTGCGCCGACGCCTGCTTATGAAGAAGCGCAGGCTGCTCCGACGTTTGGCACACCAGGCGCTATGGGTGGTCCGACGGATCAGGAAGTTCTCAACTGGCTTAGTACGTCTGATGCTCAAAACTTTTTAGGGACCACAACTCCTGCTCCGGCTGCTTCGACTTCGACATTGGGTGTCCCCATTGAAGACGCATACACCGACATGTTCACCGATCTGCGGGAAGACGCTGAAACAGCGTTCGATACGTCGGAGGACTATTTTACTACAGAAGGCGAGGCAACAACCGGTTTCTACGATACGGGTGCTGATCTGTCAGGCCAGTATTTCGATGATCGCGGTACCGCTGCGGAAGACTATTTCGGCGGGACGCGGGACGACGCCCTCGAATATTTGACGGGCCGGGAGGGCCGTGAACAGCAGCAGATCCTGGACATGGCGAATATGCGTCGGGGGAACGTCAACCAGCAGTATCAGCACATGATCGATGCGTTGAACGCTGAGCAGGCGCGTCGAGGCGGCGTGTACGACCAGTTGGAAACTCAGCGTGGCGCAAGGTTGAATGACTACGAGGCGCAGTTGTTGAGCCAGATGGAGGGTCTGGAGGGGCAGCGTTTGACCCAGGAGCAGGCGATGATGGACGCTATGAGCGGCCGTTATACGGGCGCTCAGGGTGGTTTGGATCAGCGCCGGTTGGATGCGGAGGCTGCTTTGCGGGAGCAGGGCATTAGTCCAGAGGCGTATACGGCGGCGGTTGGTGCGGAGACTGCGGGGCTGTTGGGGTCGCAGGCTCTTTCGTCGCAGGATTTGCAGGGCCGGTTGGCGTCGATTGCGGCGTCGGAGGCTACGGATCGTTCGTTGGGGGCGACGGGGTTGTTCCAGGATGCCCGTGCCGCTTTGGCGGATGAGTTGTTTGGTGGCCGTGCGAACCTTGCGGAGGATATTGCTGGTCGGCGCACGGGTCTGGGTTTGCAGAACATGCAGGCGTTGGGTGGCATCAATACGGGCGAGTTGGGGTCGCAGCATACGTTGGCGAACGAGATCGCTCAGGGGCGCTTTGGAGCCAACCAGGCGTACAGCACGGGGATGTATAACACTGGTGAGGAGATTGCTGCCGGGAGGTTTGAGGGTTCTGAGGCGGCCCGTACGGGGGCGTTTGGTGCGGGTCAGGCGCAGCGTGCCGGCATCTATGGGGCGCAGCAGACGTATAACACCGAGATGTCGCGTATCAATGAGGCGGAGGCGTCGGGACGGATTTCGAGGGCGGAGGCTGCCCAGGCGAAAACTGAGGCTGAGGCGAAGGCTGCTCAGGCTCAGGCTGCGGAGTCAGCCCAGTTCGCGACGATTGATCAGCAGATGGGTTTGACGCCGGGTACGGCTGAGGCGATGGCGGCGGGCGGTTTGTTGGGTGATTTGTACGGCGATTTGATGGGTGAGCCGGAAGCA